GGGAGTGCATCGCTGCGAAAAGCACGTCGGCCGCCAGCCATGCTGCATAGTCGGCTGCGGCAAGACTTTCGCGATCCGGCCCGGCGACGATTACGAGGGTGAGATGATGTGCGGCCGCCACTGGCGCCAAGCTCCGAAGCCCATGCGCGATCTCGAGCGACTGATCCGCCAGCGCGCCAAGCGCAAAGGGTGGAATGAGAAGCTAGTCCGGCAGCACTACTGGATCTGGCAACGCGCGCGCCGAGCCGTTGAGAAAGGGCACACCTTCGACATTACCGCGGTGAACAAGCTATTCGGGTGGGACGACTGATGGCGAATATCCATCCTCGAAAGCACCGCCCGCTGATCCGCTACCACGGCGGCAAGTGGAAGATCGCGCTGTGGGTGCTCAGCTTTATCAACGCGATGCGACATCGCATCTACACGGAAGCGTTCGGCGGCGGAGCGTCGGTGCTGATCCGCAAGCCGGCGATGAGGAACGTCGGCGAGATCTACAACGACTTGGACGACACGCTCGTCCATCTGTTCCGCACCCTGCAAGATCCCGCGAAGGCCGCAGCGCTGGTGCGCGCGATCGAGCTTACGCCGTTCGCTCGATCGGAGTTCGATCTCGCCTACGAGCTCTGCGACGATGATGTTGAGCGCGCGCGGCGCACGCTGATCCGATCGTTCATGGGCTTCGGCAGCGACGGCACGACGGGAGAATACAAGACGGGCTTCCGGCGCAATGTGACGTCGAACATGAAATTGCCGGCGCAGGAATGGGTGTCGTATCCGTCCGCGTTGCAGTTGATCGTGCAGCGTCTGAAGTCGGTAGTGATTGAGCAGACCGACGCCTTCGATCTGTTGCTCGAGACTGATAACGTCGAGACTCTGCATTACGTCGACCCGCCCTACCTGCCGTCGACGCGATCGCAGGGCAACCGCCGGCGCGGAGCCGGCTTCCATGTCTATCGTCACGAAATGACGGAGGAGCAGCACGTCCAGTTGCTTGCGCTTCTGCGATCCCTCACCGGCATGGTCGTGCTGAGCGGCTACCCATCCGAGCTCTACGACGACACGCTGGCGGGCTGGGAGCGCGTAACGCGCGACGCACACGCCGATGGCGGCCGACCGCGCGTCGAAGTCCTGTGGTTCAACCCCGCAGCGATGGAGCGACTGCGTGAAGGAGCACGGCTATGCTGAGCATTCGTCCGATCACGCTGCGCGCCGCGTGCGCGTTCATCGCCGAGCACCATCGGCACAATAAGCCGCCGCGTGGGCACAAGTTCAGCGTGGCGGTGCATGACGATGATCGGCTCGTCGGCGTCGCTACCGCCGGCCGCCCGATTGCTCGTGCCTTGGACGACGGGTTCGCGATCGAGGTCAACCGGACCTGCACGGACACGACGCGCAATGCCAATTCCATGCTTTACGGTGCCGTGTGGCGGGCGGCGAAGGCGATGGGCTACCGCCGCGCATACACCTACACGCGTGAGGACGAGAGCGGCGACTCGCTCCGCGCGGCGGGCTGGCGCGTCGACAGGGTTCTGCCGTCGCGCGCGGGCTGGGCGGAGTCGACGAAAGACGATCGGCTGACTGCGATGCGCGATCCGGTTGGTGACGGTGGCGTCGCACGCATTCGCTGGATTATCGATCGAGCGTAGAGATCCGCGCCGGCGGTTTCCGGCAACAAGGAAGACGGGCATGAATACGGTAATCAACACTGCGATTCCTCGAAAGACGCTCCACGACGCTCTTGACCATGCGCTCGACCTGCGTGTGCAGGGGGTGGCGGTGGACGTGATGATACAGGTCAACACCGATCGGGTGACGGTCGAAGACTACACCGATCGCTCCGCGGCGCCGAGCGCTGGCGGCGAGCCAGCTACCGCCAGCGCACTCGCTCAAGACGGCGAGGACCGCGACAGTCTCCAAATGACGTTCGGCGAGATCAAATCGTTCGAACCGACAGCCGGCTTTGCGGAGCACCTCGCGGAAATGGCTAAGCGGCAGAATGCGCATGTCGCGTTCACCGTGACCATTGATGGCCGACCAAGCCAGCCGGACTTCGACGACGAAATGGCGAAGTAAAAATCGGGCGAGGCGGAGCGTGACGCTCCGCCTCGTTTCGGCTCGCTTCCCGTAACCGAGGCGAAGCGATATACCCCGGCACGTGCCAACTCCGATTGACCCCAAGCGCCTGCCAGGGCTGAAGAAAGCGTTAGAGGGTTACAGCGACGGCGACTGGCTGGCGCAGCGGCAACTCGCCGAGCTCTACGGCGTGTCGAATGCGCGGATGACGACGCTCATCAAATCGCGCTTCCCCGATTTCCCCGCGCACGAGCGCCGCGACGATAAAACGCACTGGTATCCGGCGCGTGCATCCATCGCCTCGATGATCGCGTACATGGAGAACAGCAGCGCCGAGAAGCAGGCGCAGGCCCGCCGCCACACCGCCGTGATGTCCGGCGTGGCTGCGGTGCGCGAGGAAGTCGCCGCCGTCGAGCCTGCCGCGCCGCCCGCGCTGAGCGCCGGCGAGCTCGACCGCCTCGCCTCCGCGCAGACCCGGCTTTGGAAGCTGCAGCGCGAGCAGGGGATGTTCGTGCCTCGAGACCATGTCGTGCAGACCGTTCGCGGCGGCATGGCGATCATCACCCGCAACATGATGGGCCTCGAAAGCACGATCGATCCCAACGGCGAGCTCCCGCCCGACGTCCGCGCGCGCATCGCGCGGCGTGCTCGAGATCTTCTGATGAAGCTGAACGAGCAGCTCGCCGCCTACCTAGAGGACGATCACGATGAGCCACCATCAGCAGCTGCTCGAGCTCGAGCGGGAGCTGACCCTGATCGCCGGCGGCGGACAGTTCGCGAATCCGCGGCGGCTGTGGGCTGACCAACTCGACGCGCTCTGGCCGACCGAAGACATCTCCACGCACGATGTCGCCGTGCAGTATCGCGTTCTGCCGGCCGATGGCGGCACCGAGGAAGTCCCGTACCGCGAGGATCTGACGCCGCACCTCAAGGGCGTCCACGACGCGTTCGACGATCCCACCAAGCGCATCATCGCGATCAAAGGCCCGGCGCGCGCGGGTAAGACGATCGCCGCCGAGAACTTCCTTCTCAAAGTCGGGATGTACGGCCCGCCGCGCAACGTGCTCTGGTACATGCACAGTGAGCCGGACGTCCGGCGCTACGTCGACGAGCGCGTCGACTTCTTCCTGAGACACCACGGCGATCTCTGGCACAAGCGCGACCGCGCGAAGGCACCGAAGTGGAACCTGCGGCGCGTCGACGGCGGCCTGTGGGAGTGGCTGGCGGCCAACGATTCGACGACACGCGCTCGCTCCGCCGCGCTCATCATCGCCGACGAAGTGGACGCGATGCGCCCCAAGATCCGCGACGCGTGGGTGACGCTCGCGAAGAACCGCCAGCGCGAATACGGCAACCAGGCCAAGATGTTCATCGCCTCCCACCCCGACGCCGGGCCGCTGTTCGGGATCGACAGCATCCTCGTCGATTCGGACATGCGGGTGAGGATGGGTATCTGTCCGTCCTGCGGGCACAGGATCGGCGCGGCACGAGAGGTCGCGGTCGAACGGCGGATGGTGTGGAACATGGCCGACCTGATGAAGCGCGGCGAGGACATGCCCCGCGACGAGTTGCTCGACTTCATCGCCGAGCAGGTTCGGCTCGTCTGCCCGTTGTGCAAAGGGCTCATCACCAACGACGAGCGCCTGCAGATGCGCTTCGACGCGGAGTGGATGGGTCGCGGTCAGTCCATTGCGCCCGACGAGACGATCATCGGAGATCTCGAGCCGCGTGAGATTGCGGGCTTCGTGTTCCACGCCGTCGACGCGCCGTTCGACAGCTTGGGCGAGATTGCGAAGCAGTGGGCGGGCGCCAAGATCGAGGCCGACGAAACCGGCAGCACGGCCAATCTCAAGGAAGTGACGGTCAAGACGATCGGGGAGACGTTCCTCGAAGACGACGTCGCGTCACGTCCGCGCATCTGGAAAGAGGTGAAGGCGCGGCTGGTCGACACCGGCTATGCGATGCGAACCGTTCCGCGCGGCGTCGACTTCCTCGTGGCGTTCGTCGACGTGCAGGGCGATCGCTTCGAACCGGGGATCATCGGGTTCAGCCGCAACATCGAGTCGTGGCTGATCGACCGCTACTCGGCACGCCAGATGGAAGGCTTTCACGACATCCGCCCTGGCGACCGGCTGGGCGATTGGGATGTGCTTGAGGAGGTGCTGCGCCAGACCTATCCGCTGAACGACGGTAGCGGGAAGCATCTGGGCATCGCGAAGCTCTGCGTCGACACCGGCGGTGTGCCGGGCGTCACGGACAATGCGCGCAAGTGGCTGGCGAACATCCAGTCGCGGCCTGTCAATCCGATCGCGCCGTGGCGCATCTCGCTGCAGAAGGGCGACGCTCACACGAAGGGCGAGTTCATCGGCCCGTATCGCAAGATCGAGGCGGACGCCGCCGGCCGCCCGCTCCCGGTCGCGGTGGGCGAGCGCACGGTGAACGTGACCGAGGTTAAGAAGCTGATCGCGAACCGCATGGAAATCGAGGAGCCGGGACCGCTGCGCATGCACCTCCCCTCCGACGTGACCGACGCGATGGTGCGCGAGCTCGTCGCCGAGACGTACGTCAACGGGCTATGGATCTCGCGCGGCCGAAACGAGCTTTGGGACATCTGGGTTGGCGCGGAGGTCGGGCGGCGGCTGCTTGCCCCGGAAAACCGTCAAATCGATTGGGAGAACGACCGGCCCGTCTGGGCGACACCGTTCGACCCTTCGCAGAACGGCACGTCCGGTGGTATGGCGGCCGCGCCACAGGATTTCTTCAGTCGCTTGCGCGACTTCAACAAGCGGCGCGGGAGGCCACGATGAGCTGCATTCTCTACGGCGACCTGACCGACGCAGAGCTTGCCGCGAAGATCAACGAGCTTCGCACGAACGTCGAGAAGGTCATTGGCGGTGGAGTTGCAGTCGTGGTGGCCGGCGAAGGACGCCGGATCGAATACAGCCGCGCCAACGGCGGCGGCCTCGAGGCTTTGTTGAAAGCAGCCTGCCGGGAGCGCGACCGCCGCGCCGGTGTCCAGGTGAGCGGCGCACTTCGGGTGAGGTATCTCTATGCAGGCATCTGAGATCCCGGCCGGCACGATCAGCGTGCCCGCGCCGCGCGCCGACACGCTCGAGCCCACGTTCGTCGTGCCCTATCGTCAGTATGCGTATCGCGACGCCGCGCCGACCAACGGGGGCTACTCGCTTGGCCCGATGAACGTCGGCTTCCGGCTAAGCAGCGCGAACAAGGACATCGTGCGTGAGCGCAGGGCGGCGCTGGTCAATGCGCGCGAAGCTGATCGCAACAGCACGGCGATCCGCTCGGGGATCACGAAGCGTGCGATCGACATGGTGGGCAAGAACCTGCGGCTGCAGTCCATGCCCAACTTCGAAGCGCTCGGCTTGACGGAGGATTGGGCCGCCGAGTTCGCGAACCAGTGGGAGAACGAGTTTTCGCTGTGGGGCGACGACCCGCGCAAGCTGAACGACGCGTCGCGGCACAACAACTTCGGATCGCAGATGTTCGAGGTGTGTCGCAACACCTATGGCGCGGACGGCGAGGCGGCGCTCATCATCCGCTACGACGAGCGCCGGCAGGATATGTATCGCGCGCACATGGCGACGTTCGTCGAGGTCATAAACCCCGTCCGCATTTCGAACCGTGAAGGGCTGCGGGATGGCCTCGACTATTGCCAAGGCAAGGTGCTCGACGAGTGGGGCGCATACACCGCGCTCGACATAGAGGTCGAGGATCCGAGCGCTGTCGCTCATCGGCTTCGGTGGGAGCGCGTCATGCGCGAGACGGAGTGGGGCCGCCCGATCGGCGTTCACTGGTTCCCCCGGTATCTCGCCGGTGCGCAGCGGGCCATGCCCGCGATCTTGGGCATGCTGCGCGGCAACCGCATGCTCGACACGTTCGACGACAAACTGCTCGAGCAGGCGGTGAAGGCCGCCTTCATGTCGATCTACATCAAGACGGACGCGACGTCGGCGGAGGCTCTGGCGAAGCTGCAGCCTGCACCATCTGGCGCGACCGATCCCTTCCTCGCCGCGATGAACGCGCGCTTCGGTCTGTACGACGAGCTCAACGTCGAGGGGCAGTCGCTCCCGGTGTTGGCGCCCGGCGATGACATTGCGGTCGCGGACGCGAAGAACACGACGCCTGACACCGACAGCTTCCGCTTCGCATTCGAGCGCAAGTTCGCGAACCATCTAGGGCTCGGCTACGCGCGCTATTCGAACGACTATTCGAAGACGAGCTTTGCGAGCATCCGCGCCGAGTTCATCGACGCTTGGCGCATGACGTACGCCGATCGCTACGACTTCTGCCAGTCGGTGCCCGCGCAGATTGCGCTGGCGCATCTCGAAGAGTGCATCGTCCGCAACAAGATCATCCTGCCGCCGAATGCGCCGCCGTTCTACGAGAACATGACCGCCTACGCGCAGTGCGAGTTCCGCGGGCCGGGCATGGGCTGGGTCGACCCTGTGAAGGACGTGAAGGGCGCGAACCTGCGAATCGCAGGCGGCCTGTCCAGTCCGCAGGCGGAGGCGGCTGCTCAAGGCTCCGATTATTACGACAACATCGCCGCGACCGCGCGCGCGCAGAAGTATGCGAAGGAGAAGCTCGGCCACGAGATCGACTATGCGTCGGACGGCGCGGCGGTCGAGGAGTTGCCGGAGCCTGACGAAGAGGCTCTCGACGCCGCCGCCGCTGCAGCCGCCGCCAACCAGCCGGAGTGATGACATGACGAACCGCCCACCTCTCGTCCATGTCGCGCAGCACATGCTCAACCGGCCGCTGGCGGTGACGGAACGGCACGCGCCCGTCGTTCTCTCTGCGATACGGTCGCGCCTCAACCTCAACCTGATCTACGACGTCGAGGGCCATCCGCTCGACGCGGGCGCGATGGATCACATCGCCGCCGCTGGCCGCAACGCCTATGACATCCGCTCTGAGCGCCGCAGCGAGAGCAAAATCTTCACCGAAGATCAGGGCGTCGCCATCATCCCGATCACCGGCACTCTGACGAGGACATGGGGTCTGGATCCCTATTCGGGCATGACGGGCTACGACGGCATCAAGGCGAAGCTGATCGCCGCGCTCGAGGACGACTCAATCGACGCCATTCTGCTCGACATCGATTCGCCTGGCGGCGCGGTGTCGGGGTGCTTCGACTTGGCGGATCTGATCTTCGCGTCGAATGAGACGAACGGCGGCAAGCTCATCTGGTCGATAGCGAATGAACAGATGTGCTCGGCAGCATTGGCGCTGGGCTGCAGCGCCGATCGTGTGTTCGTGCCGCGCACCGGCGAGGTCGGTTCTGTCGGCGTCATCTGGGTTTACTTCAACGAGCAGGAGTCGCTCACGCAGGACGGCATTCAGGTCCGCGTTTTTCGCAATCGGAAGTCGCCGCGGAAGGCGGAGGGCAACCCGTACGAGCAGATGTCGGAGGAAGCGGAGGCTCGCATCTTCGACGAACTGGACGAGATGTTCGAGTTCTTCGTCGAGACCGTGGCGCGCGGCCGGGGCATGTCGAAAAAATCTGTTCGCGATACGCAGGGTCTCACGTATATGGGCCGGCACGCACGGGATGTTAAGTTCGCCACCGATGTTGCGTCCGACGATCAGGTCTGGGCGCAGTTGATGCAGCGGCTCGGCCGCTAGGGAGCGATTTACGATGTCCAAGCGCTTTGCCTCTGTCCGCAGTCTCTTCGCCGGAACCGCTCTCGCTGCACCCGCAGAGGATGATGAAGCGCCGGCTCCCGTGATCGCGCCCGGCAATGCCGCCGCTACCGCCGGTCCAACGCAGGCTGCGGTCGAGGCCGCTGTCGCCGCCGAAGTCGACGCTGCGACGAACGCTGCCACCGCCGCTGCGAACACCCGTTGGAACACGGTGATGACCGCCGACGCTGGCATCGCCAACCCGAAGGCCGCCGCCCGTTTGCTGAGCAGCACCCCCATGTCCGCCGATGACATCGTCGCCACGCTCGGCGATCTCGGCCAGCCAGCCGCCGCCGCGCCGCGCGGCAACCGCGAAGCCACCACCGAGAACCGCGAGCGCCTCGCGACCGAGCCAGCGACGAACCCGCGTACCGGCGGCAACGGCGGCGACCCGGCGACGGCACGCGGCGAGGGCGGCTCCGCATCGGCGACCAACCTTGCTGAGCACCGCGAGAAGCGGAGCAAGGAGCGTAACGCTGCGGCGCTCACGAAGGGCGGCAAGCAGGTCAACTCGATCACCGGCTAAGCCGGTCGTCATCGTTTCAGGGAGTTTTCCACATGGTCACCAAGACTTACGCCCGCATCCTCGACGGAGAGCACGTCATCGAGGAGGCTAACGGCCTGATGTCGCGCGAGCAGATCCTGCTCGAAGCGTCAGCCACGCCGTACCTCGCGGGCACGATCCTCGCCAAGCGCACCGCTGGCGCGAATGCCGGGCAGTGGACGAAGTTCAACCCCGCGGGCGCCGACGGCGCGGCGACGGCGAAGGGCGTGCTGTTCGCGCGCCGTCCAGCTTCGACCGGCACTCAGCGTGCCGTCGCTCACGTCCGCGACAGCGACATCAATATCCACAAGGTCACGTGGGGTGCCGCAGCCACGGATAACCAGAAGGCGACCGCGATCGCAGCGCTCAATGCTCGTGCGGCCGACGGCTACGGTAACGTGCGAATCCGCGGCTAACGCCGGGGCCAGTTGAAATCTGACGGGCGCCGGTGGCTGGACGGCGAGCGGTCAAACAAGGGAACACGGACATGCTCGCTTACGACGTTTTTTCCGACGACGCCTTCAAGGCCACCACGATCACCGAGACCGTGGGCAACATGGTTTATATCCCGCAGGATCTGAACCGGATGAATCTGTTCGAGGTCGAGCCGCTGCTCACCACGACGGTCGGTCTCTACAAGAACAATGAGACGCTGCAGTTCGTCCCGACGACCGAGCGCGGCTCGCCACGTGTCCTGCCCGGCCGCGACACCTCGAAGATGATCCAGCTGCCGACGGTCAATCTTCGGCAGGAAGATCGCATCAACAGCGCCGAAATGCTGAACGTGATGAACAACCACATGCCGTTCGAAGTCGCGTTGCTTCGTGCGGACGATGAGGTCGACAAGCGCCAGCGCAAGCTGATGCGCAAGCTGGAATATACCCGCGAGTATCACCGCCTTGCCGCGCTGCAGGGCATCCTGCTCGACGCCGACGGCAGCGTCATCATCAACTATTTCACCGAGTTCGAGATCACTCAGCCGGCGGCGATCGTGTTCGACTTCGCCACCTTGGATGAGGGCGAGCTGCGCGAATACATCACGACGATGGTCTATCGCCCAATGATGCGCGTGCTGCGTGATCGCAAGGGACCGGGCACGTACATCGCAGCCTATTGCGGCGACGAGTTCTTCGACAAGATGCTGAAGAACCCCGAGATCCGCGACAGCTACCGGATGCAGCAGGCTGGTGCCGAGATGCGCGAGCAGCGTGCATGGCAGTCGCTCAACTTCGCCGGCGTCGTCTGGATGAACTTCATGGGCACCGACGACAGCGCGATCTCGATCCCGACGAACCAGTGCAAGTTCTTCCCGGTCGGCGCGATCGACGTGTTCAAGGAGTATCGCGCTCCCGGCGAGGAGTGGCGTGCGATGGAGGCCGCTGGCCTCGAGTTCTACGCCTACGTCATCCCGGATCCCCGTGCGCCGAATTACATGGCGTTCGTCGATCTGTTCCTCGACGCGCATCCGCTGTTCGCCTGCATCGCGCCGGAGACGCTGCTGCGCGGCATCCTCGCCGCGTAAGCACGCCGGGCGGCTCACTTAACGCCGGCGCGGGTCGGCAGGGAGAAGAATGATGAAGGTTCGGATGAAGGCGCTGCAGGCGTTCAACCGCGTGCTGGGCGGCCAGATGATCGTCGGTGATCCCAACCACCCCGAGGAGGACGGCCGTATCCTGATGGTCGACGCCAGCGCCGCAGCGCTGCTCGAGAAGGATGGACAGGCTCAGCCCTACTCGCTCAAGGATCAGGCTCGTGAGGAGCTTGAGGCGGAAGAGGGCGGCGACGACGACACCGGAAACCGCGACGGCGCGCAGGTGGCGGCTGGCCTGCCCGAAGGCACCGAGCCAGCGCAACGCGTGCGCGAGCGTCGCACGAAGCCGGGCGGTAACACCGTCAAGGGCGACGTGGACACGGCGACCAAGGCTGCAGTGAAGCGGGCACCCCGCGTCGGCGTCGAGACGACGGCGACGACTAACCATCCGCAGACGTTCGTCGACGGGTTGGGCAATGTCGGCGATCAGGGTGAGCCTCTTGGCGACGATCCCGACAAGGCGCCGTGACGCCGTACGAGGCTCTCGCTGGTAACTTGAACACCCAGGTGTCTCGGCACCTGGGTGATTCTCTTTTGATCGTGTTCAAGGCCGAGCCGCTCGCTCCGCCGGTGACGCGCCCCGGCTTCCTCGAGTTCTTCGGCGACGAAGGTGGCGCAGGCGGCGTCAACGCGATCCGCCGGCAGTGGAAGCTGAAGATCGACAAGGCTGAGCTTCCCGAGGGGCTGGCCGCGATCCACACCATCACGAACGCACCGAAGCTGGCCGGGCTGCGCTACCGCCCCGCGGCCGACACGCTGGACGCCGTCGGCGATTCGCTGGTGTGCGATTTGCAGAGAGCCCCCTGACATGCCGATGCCGTTCGTCACGATCATGATCGCGCTCGAGACGGGGGTGCGCGCGCTGCTCGCGGGCGAGACGTTCGGCGCTGATACGCCGATCACCGTGCGCCAGCATCGCCACCGCGAGCCGACTCAAGACGAGCTCAACTGCCTGTCGATCCGCTTCGTGAGCAACGACCCGTCGAGCCAGTATGGCGAGCAGGAAACCAGCGGCGGATTGCCGGAGGCGGTGTGGGAGCTTTCGCTGGATCTCGTCATCGACATGGCGCTCTCGCCCGAGGCGCGGACGCCGGGTGACGTGGGCGACGACGATCCTACCGGCTTCGGCCGGCATAGTGAGGTGCTGGCGGAGGTTCTCGACTGGATGTTCCCCGGCGACGCGACGCAGGACAACACGCTCGGCGGGTTGATCTGGCAGGCGCGCTACGACGGCAGCGCCGATACCGAGACCGATTCGACGCCGGACTTCGCCCGTATGGAAGAGCGACTCGTGTTGCTCTATCGTGTAAGAGCCGACCGGCCCACCGAGCTGCTGACAGGGGACTGACCATGACCGCGATCAACCACGACACTTCGACCGCAGCGACCGAGTCGACGGACGCGATCCCGCTGCTGGCGAACAGCTACAACTTTGGCGCGCTCGAGAAGGCGTCGCACCACGCGGCCAACCTCAAGGATCCGGATAAGCGCAACGCGGCGCTCGCCAAGATCGCGGAGGAGAAGGCGCTCAATCAGGACGTGATCGAGGGCCGCAATTCGCCAGCGGTGCCCGAAGGCCAGAAGCTCGCGCAGACGGTCGACGCGCAGGGCCGCGAAGTCACCGCGCCCGTGCTCGACACGAAGGCCGACCAGCCCGACGCGGAAGAGCCTGCGGTTGAGCCGGATGGCCCTACCCGCCGCCGCGCGCCCGCGCCGAACGCCGAGTAACGATCCACCTTCACGGGCACATTGAAAGGACGCCGCAATGGCCGGTTTCAGGGAAAACATCACAGCGCTCGGCATCACGATTCAGCCTACGCCGGGCGTCTATAACGAACCTACGTCGGCCGATCTGATCGCGGTGTCGCAGCCGGACAATGGTTCGGACGGCATCACTTCGGACGATCCGACGCTCGTCGGCTCCGTGTTCGCTGCGCCGCGGCAGTTCATCGGCCGACGCGGTCGTGCGGGTGCGACGTTCGTGCTGCGCGGTCCAGGCGGTAGCGAGCCGGGTGCGGCGGGATCGTACGTCGCCGGCCGCATCATGCAGGCGGCTGGCTTCGCAGAGGTCATCAACCAGACCGAGATCATCGGCACGGCCACCGGCGGATCGACGTCGTCGATCATTCTGGCTGGCGGCGCGAGCTCGGCGGCGGACTTCTACAAGGGCATGCCGATCCAGCATGCGAACATCGGTGCCGCCGACTCGATCCGCGGTACGTCGCTGATTCGCGGCTATGACGGCACGAGCAAGACGGCGACGCTGATGGAAACGCTCGGCGCGGCGGTCGCGGCGGGCCAGTACCGCATCCCGCCCTCGCTCACCTATCTGCTGACGACGGGCCTCTCGATCCCCATGCTGTCGGCGAAGGTGTGGCGCCACAAGAAGGCGTATCGTTACCGGGACTGCGCGCTCAACGCGTTCGCGATCAACATTCCGGTGGCGAATAACGACAACACCGACCTGCCGAGCATCGAGTTTTCGATGTTCGGTGTGCCGGTGCCCTCGATCGACGAGCTCTGCCCACCTCTCACCTCCGCGCAGCTTTCGACGCCAGCGCCGGCGAAGGACGGCAAGTTCACCTTCAACGGGATCAAGCTGGGCCACCAGACGCTCCGCCTCGAGTTCAGCCTCGAGACCGCGGCGTTGCCGAACCAGAACTTCGTCGAGGGGCAGGAGAGCTACGAAATCATGTCTGGCACGCGCACCGTGACGCTCGACTTGAACGAGCAGCTGGTCGCGCAGTTGGACATCGACGCGCTGACGGACTCGCAGGTTCCGGTTCCGCTGCAGTCGGGTTGGGGTTCGGCGCCGGGGCGGCGCTTCCTCGTCGGCGTGCCGAACGGCCCGCTGGACGCCTTCTCGCCAGCCGGCCGGAACGGGTTCGTCGGACTGTCGGGCGGCCTCGCTCCGTCGGACGTCGACCGCTCTATCGCGCTTTCGGTCCTGTACTGATACGACACGGGGACCGCTGCCGCGGTTCCGAACAAGCTCCCGATGCGGGGACTCTGGGTCGGCACTTCGGTGCCGGCCCTTTTTTCGTTGGAGGAAAGCGAATGCCAATTCCGTTGACCGCGCGGGCGCCGGTCGAGTTCACGCCCCCGGCGCTCACTGAGCGCAACATCGCGTCGAACAAGATCCGGGCGGAACGCGGAGAAGAGCCGCTCCCCGTTGTGAAGATCCTCTGTCGCGTTCCCACACCGTACGAGCGCGACGCCTTCGCCGCCTCGATGGTGCGCGGCGGCATCATTCACTACTCGAAGCAGCAGATCCGCGACCTGATGCTGGCGGGCGTCCAGTTTCTGTACGGCGACACCGAGTTCGAGAAGATCCGCGGTGAGCTCGAGGAGCTTTGGCTTGTCGGCGACGCGATGAACGACTGCCGTCTGGCGCGCTCCGGCCGCTACCTCGAGCTGATGGAGCTGCAGGCGACGCTTCCTCCCGAGAAGAAGCTGACCGATGAGTATCTCGAGGAGCAGTTGAACGAGATCCAGCCTGCCGCGATGATGGACGACACCGTGCGCGTGCGGGTGACCGCGATTCAGCAAGACATCACCTCGCGCTATGAGCCCTTGCAGAAGGCGTTCGCGGACCTGGCGGAGCAGGACACCCGACGGATGTGGCTCTGCGTGGAGAGCTACGTGCAGGGCTGGACGGGTCTCGAGCACACGCCGGAAGGAAACGGCCGCGGCGGCATCACGCGTGAAGAGGCAAGCTGGATGCGCGCGCAAGTCGGGTACGATGCGTTCGAGCAACTGGGCGAGTTCATCTTCGCGATGCACGCGATCGACGGGGACGAGGAAAAAAACTTGGCCTCGCTCATCGAGAGTTCTTCCGCCCCGACTGGTTCGACAGCAGCGGAATCGATGGGCAATACCGAACTTGGGAGTTCGACGGACGAACCTTCTACGCCGACCCCCGACGTCGGATCACCGAAAACGACCGCCTCGTCGTCCAACTCTTCGAAACGCTCCGCGACGAAGACGGCCAAATCCGCGTCTGGCCCGACGGCAAAGCCCTGATCGACCAACCCTCTAAACTGATGTCAGCGTTCCGCGCGTTGCGGCGCTACCATAGGATGAGCAACGGAGGCTGAGATGGCGCGGGGATGGCGGAGGGAGGGTGACAAGTTCGTGAGCGGGGTTCCCAAGGATCTCCGCTTGCGAGCCCACCACGCCGTCGACCGGATGACGACGTACGCGAAGACGTCAACACGCCGGAAAATTCGGGGCGTTGGGCTGGGCCGCCTCGCCAACGCCGTGGGATCCTACTCGTCGATCACCGAAAACCAGACTGAGAAGCCGCGCGCCTTCGGTGCGGTGTTCGCCCGCGGCCGGGCGGAGGGGCGCGGCAACCAAGCGCTGCTGGCCTACAGCGAGGGCGCTTCCATCTTTCCGCGCCCGGGGCGGCAGTGGCTGGCGTTCGCCACGTCGGCGATCCCGAAGCGCGCCGGCCGGTACAAGATGACGCCCGCGCGCTACCGCTCCACGGGTCTCGAGCGCAGCATCGGCAAGCTGCACTTCGTGAAGGGCCGCGGCAAGGAAGCGTACCTCGTGGCGCGGCAGGTGGACGTGTCGCGGCGCACGGGGATCGCCAAGGCTGCGGGCAATCGCCAGCCGCGCGGCTCGGATCGGAAGAAGGCGGTCGTCGCGTTCGTGCTGATTCCGTTCACCCGGCGCGCGGCGCGGTTCTCGCAGGACGCGATCATGCAGGACGCCCTGCGGCAGTTCCCGAAGTTCGCGAACAGCTTCTCGCCCGGCCGGGGTGTTGCATAAATCCTTTGCTCGTTGCATTTACCCATCCGTCGACGGCGCTGGTTGCGATGGTCGGCCACGGTGGGCCGCTCTACCGTGGTCGGTGGTGGACCCCAAGGGAGCCAGCGTCGTTGCACGAGATCCCGAGCGAAAGCTCGCCCGCTTCGGCGGAGTCGCGATGAGCAGGACCGACACAGCCTGTGATCGCTGCGAGTGAGTAGGCGGCCCGGCGCGGACCGGGAGGACGCCCGAGAATAGAACGGGCCGGACGCCTCCGCTGGCAACAGCGGGGGCGTTCGCGTAAGCAGCAGGCCACGGGCGCAACGAAGGCTGCATCTCCATGCGCTCGAACCGCTACGTCAGCTATCTGTCGGCAGAGATTGAGCCGCGGGCACTCTCGACGATCAACAAGTTCGAGTTGGCGACCGAGAAGGCGTTCACGCGGATCGCGTCGTTCAATGATCGAGGCTCGGCGCGGCTGGGCGCGAGCGCGTTGGCCGGGTTGGACAGCCGCACCCGCACTACGGTGCGCGCGACGACGACGGCGCTGGAAACCGCTCGAGCCGCAGCTGCGCGCACGTCGCCTGCGATTCGGGAAGTCGCGAACGAGACGAACCGGATGTCGTCGGCCTTCCTGCGATCGGCGCAGGCGCTGAACGTGGTGCAGGGGCCACTCGGCCCGCTCGCCGGCCGCCTCTCGTCGCTGGGCTACATCCTCCGCGACTTGGCGGGCATCAGCCTGGCGGGCGTGCTGGGCGGCGGCGCGGCGTTCGCGATCGGCAGCATCGCGAGCGAGTATCAGAAGGTCACCGACCGCCTTCGCCCATTCTACGAGACGCAGCAGCAGACCAATGCGGCGATGCGCGACGTCATCACGATCGCGCGCGACACCCGGCAGGCTCTGGATCCGGTCGCGCAGCTCTACAGCCGCATCAATCAGGCGAACAAGGACGCGGGGCTTCGCGTCAATACCTCCGAGCTCACCGACACCGTGGCGCGCTCGGCGCGGCTTTCGGGCGGCAGCGCCGACACGCAGAACGCGGGCATCGGGCAGTTTATTCAGGGCTACGGCTCCGGCACGCTGAACGGCGAAGAGCTCAAGTCGATCAAGGAAAACACGTTCCGGCTGGCGAAGGCGATCGCCGACGGACTGCAGGTTCCGATCGGCAAGCTGAAAGAGCTCGGCGCCGAGGGTAAGCTCACGCCGCAGGTTCTCGCCGAGGCGCTGTCGCGCAGCGCGGCGCAGATTGATCTCGAGTTCTCCCGCCTTCCGCTGCGCATCGGGCAGGCGCTCACCGTTGCAGGCACCAATCTCGGGGTCTTTCTCGGCCAGTTGGACGAGTCCGTCGGAGCCACCACGGGGTTCGCGGCTGCGATCAATGCCGTCGGTACGAACCTGCCAGAGACGCTCACCGTGCTCACCGGCTTGGCGACCGTCATGGCGGTGCGCAACTTCGCCGCGCCGGTGAACGCCGCCGCCACCGCGCTCGGCAACTTCGCCCGCAACCAGAAGCTCATCAGCGACGTGCGCGCCGGTCGCATCATCGCCACCCCGCTGACGCCCACCGGAATCGGCCGCGCGCGCGCTGCTACCGATGTAGCGAGTTCGGGATCTGCACTGCGCGAGGCGCAGGCATCGGTAGCGGCGCGGCAGGGCGAGTTGGCCGCCATCAATGCGAAGCTGGCGCTGCAGCGTGAGGCTCTGGCGCTCGCCAATGCGGAGGCGCGCATCGCCGAGCGCACCGGCGCCATAAGCGTGACGCAGGCGCAGAGCCGCGTCGCTGCCGCTGCGCAGGAGCTCGCGCAAACGAACGCGATCGCGGGTGCGCGCCGGGCGGCGGACATCGAATCGGCGCGCGTCCGACTGGCGACCGCGCGCGAGGAGCTCGCGCTCGCCACCGCAACGCGCAACGCCGCATCGCAGCGCGTCGTCGCCGCGCGCATCCAAGGTGAGCAAGCCGCTACCGCGCCCGGCCTCTCGCGCGCTGATCGCAATCGCGCTGCCGCGGTTGCGGCGCGCGCGGCGGCGCTGGCGGAGGGCGAGCTCGCGGCAGCGACCAATGCGGCATCGGCGGCGTCGGCGCGCGCGACGGCCGCGCAGACGGCGCTGGCGAGCGCGCGGGCTGGCGGGGCCGCTCAGACGCAGGCGCAGGTGGCTGCGACGCGCGGTCTGGCGGCG